GACGTCGTCGCCGCCTGCCGGGAAGCGCAGAGCGTCGCCGGCGCGGTCTATGTCGCCGCCTTGCTGATCGGTCGCAATTGACGGCTGCGGGAGCCGTCTAGGCTTGCCTCAATCCGTCGCCCGGACCCGATGACGCCGCTTCGTCTTCAAAACCGAAGCCAAACCTTTCGGTCTACCGCGCCGTGGAGCCCCTTAAACTCCGCACCCCAAGAGGCGCGCCATGGCTCTCGAAGCCCCCCAGTGGTATGTCAATCAATACGTCGACCAGGCCGTTCACGTTTTCCAGGCCAAAGGCAATCTGCTGCGCGGCACCGTCTCGCCGCCCGTCAAGGTCGACGGCACCCAGGTCACCTGGATGATCGCCGGCAAGGGCGAGGCGGTCCCGCTGCAGCGCGGCGCCTTCGGGCCGGCCATGAATGCGGCGCGCTCGAACGTCACCGCCACCATGGCCGACTACCAGGCCAATGACTGGGTCTATGAGACCGATCTCGAGAAGATGACCGTCGACGAGAACGCCGTCGTGCAGCAGACCTGCGGCATGGCGATGGGCCGTAAGGCCGATCTGCTCGTCATGAACGAGCTCAACACCGTCTCGGCGACGCTGATCGACGCCACCGGCGGCAACAGCAATCTGCATGCGACGGCGCCCTTCACGCTGGTGATGGCGCTCGCCGGCCTGACCGCGCTCGAAAACGCCGACGTCGCGGTCGAAGACGGCGGCGTCTATTGCGGCCTGCCGCCGCTCGCCTGGCAACAGTTCACCTCCTATCGCCAGGTCAACGACGCCGACTGGGTTGGCTATGACGGCCTGCCCTACAAGACCGGCATGAAGTTCAAGGATTGGAACGGCGTGAAGTGGTTCCGCATCCCGGTCTCCTATTGCCCGGTGTTCGCCACGAGCGTCATCGACTTCTTCATGTGGCACAAGTCGGCGATGGGCTTCGGCACCAACTATGAGCTGCGCTCGACCGTCACCTGGGAAAACCTCTACTCGGGCTGGTATCACAACAACCGCTTCGCCGCGGCCACGAAGAACCTGCTGTCGGCGGGCGTCATCCGCTTCCGCATCGGCTCCGACAGCCCGATCTCGGTGAACTAATCCGCACGGCGCGGGCGAGAGCTCGCGCCGGCCCCTTTTCTCGATCTTCCGGGGACTTCCCATGGCCTACGATAAAGTCAACTTCCCGGCGCTGCGCAGGGACGTGATCGGTTATCACGGCGACGCCGGCGCGCGCGTCGACAGCGTCAAATATCAATGGTCGTTCGTGACCACCGACGCCGCCGCCACCGTCGAGGCGGCGAATTACTTCAACGCCCAAACCGACATGCAGAAAGGCGACATCATCGACGCCGTCATGGCGGTGGGCGGCACGCCGGTGCGCAAGATGTATGTGCTCACCGCCGGCATCGGCTCCGGCGGCGCGGCCAACACCATCGCCCTCGCCACCACGGCGGCGGGCTAACGCGTGACGGCGCCGCTCACCAATGTCGCTATGGTCAACCGCGCCCTCGCCAAATTCGGCGGCGGCGCGGTCCAGACGATGACCGATAACACGAAGCGCGGCGCCGCCGTCCAGCTGGTCTATGAGGAAACCATTCTCGGGATCCTCTCCGAATATCCCTGGTCGTTCACCAAGCTCACCCAGCAGCTCACCCAGGTCGCAACCGAAACGCCGGACGAAAGCGGCTATCTGATGGAGGGCTGGCGCTACGCTTACGGCATGCCGGCCAATCTGCTCAGCCCGCCCGACAAATATCTCAAGGATCCGCGCCGCCAGGACTGGCCGGTCAATGAATTCGAGGTCCAGAACCAGACGATCTACTGCAACGAACAGACGCTCTACGCCGTCGGCCGCTTTCGCGCCGATGAAAGCGTGTGGCCGCCGTATAATTAAAAAAAAAAGGTGAGTATATATATATAATTAGAAAAACTAGTATTAAAAAAAAAGGTTAATATTGTGATATAAAAGATAAAAAAAAAATAAATAAGATTAATAAAGTTTAAAATTGATAAATTATTAAAAAAATATTAAAAAAGTTTAAAGG